AAAGAAAAAAGTAATGATTAAGAATTTAATAAACCATTGGGAAGCAATGACTGGAGTAGTTGGCATTATTATCGCTTATTTTAGTGGTAAGAAAATGAAACGCATTGAAGAAAAAAAAGCAAGTTCAGACGCTGTATCTTCTATGCAATTAGTGTACGATAATTTCGTTAAAGATATAGAGCAGCGTTACGTAGATATGAAGCAGGAGATGCAATCTTTAAAGGATGAAGTTCAGCAGTTACGCATTGAGAACGATAAACTACGAACAGAGCTAAGAAATTGGGAGTTAAAATATTATTCATTAAAACAATCTTATGAAAATAGACTTTAGACAATTATTTTCAATGCTATTACTTTGGTTAATTTCAATTTATTTAGTATTTTATTTCACTTCGTGTTCTGCTAAATGGCATATTAACAGAGCATACAAAAAAGGTGCAAAGTTGGAGCAAGAAAGCGACACCATCCGCATTACTTCAATAGATTCATTTAAGGTCGTTTTAAACGATACTTTTTATTTCGAGAAGTATTTTACCACTAAAGATACAATCGTTCATTACAAGCGTTTATATGTACCTAAAACACGATTTGAAACACGAATAGAATATAAACTTAAAAAAGGTACTATACGAATTAAACAAATCAAAGCACGTAAGGAATACAGAATTAGAACTAAGCCTTTTCCGTACACGCTTTTATTAATTGTTATTGGTTTAGTGTGTATTACAATAATTAGTTTTATCTTTAAGCCAAAAATACTATGAAAACTTTAAGTAAACACGTTACAATGGAAGAATTTTGCTATTCTCCAACTGCAATTAAAAAAGGAATTAATAATTCAATGGGTTTAATAGCGATGGATAAAGCTATGCAACTATGCGAGAATGTATTTGAACCGATTAGAAAGTACGTAGGTAAACCAATTAAAATAAGTAGTGGATTTAGAAGCGAGCAACTTAATAAATTAATAGGCGGTGCGTCTGGTAGCCAACATACAAAAGGTGAAGCGTTTGATTTGGAATTAACAAATAGAAAATTGTTTGATTGGATTCTTAAAAACGTAGAATTTGACCAAGCTATCTATGAGTTTGGAAACGATGCACACGCAAATTGGTTTCACATATCTTATAGAAAAGGTAACAATAGAAAACAAGCGTTAAGAGCAATTATAATCGGTGGTAAAACACAATATATTCCTTACAAGCCACTTTAATAGTGGTTTTTTTTATTTACTTAAATTTTATTTATGAGAAAGAGAATATTTATGGACATCGAAACATCGTTTAATATTGGTATTTTCTGGAGAAGTGGTTACAACTTAAACATTCAACCAGATGACATTATTAAAGAACGAGCAATAATTTGTGTGAGTTGGAAATGGGAAGGTAAAGACGAAGTACATAATTTAACTTGGGATGAAAACCAATGCGATAAGAAACTTTTAAAAGCGTTTATAAAAGAACTAAACAAAGCAGATGAAATAGTTGCTCACAATGGCGACCGATTCGATATTAAATGGTTGCGTACACGTTGCTTGTTTCATCAATTAGATATGTTTCCACAATACCAAACTATTGACACGCTTAAACACGCTAAAAGCCAGTTCAATTTTAATTCAAATAAATTAGATTATATTGCTAAATTTCTTGGGGTTGGTGCAAAGTTGAAACACGAGGGAATGGATATGTGGAAAGCAATCATTTTCAACAAAGATGCTGAAGCACTTAAACGAATGGTTGAGTACTGCGATATGGATGTTAAAGTACTTGAAAAAGTTTACGAAAGATTAGCACCATACACAAAACACAAAGTTAATTATGCAGTTTTAAGAGGTGGCGAAAAGTTTGAATGTCCGAATTGTGGCAAATTACCACACTATAAATATATGTACACAACCGCAGCAGGAACTATTCAACACCATATGCAATGTTCAGACCGCAAAGAATGTAATCGAAAATTTAAGTTTAACAACAAAACTTATATGGATTTTATACAATTTAAGATGCGTAATAACATAAAATAGTTATATTTGCACCGATTCGCTTATTCTGTTTAGTGAATTTTCATAGTTTTTTAGTTTAATTGTTAGAAGTGGGGAGAAATCTCCACTTTTTTTATGCTCTGAAAGTATTGTAAACATTGAGAAACTAAAAATAATTTAAAAATAATTGTTAAAAAGTATTGCAGTTATAAACATTATATATATATTTGCTGAAACATTTAAACTTTATAATATGAAAACATTACACAACACTTTTAACCCTAACTATGTACCGACTCAAATTGAGAATGAGTACATACCAAAAGTAAATCACATTAACGATGTAATCAGAAAGCAATTTTTCACTACGTTTGATGAGCAAAGATTGAACAGAATTAGAGAAATTAAGTTAAACAATTTAAACGAGAAACAATGAACTATAAACTACACAACAAAGCAAGTAATTTATACTGGATGCACCAAGATATGAAAGCAAGAATTTTGAATCTTGAATTATACACAAAATCTTTAGATATGTTTCCAGATTTAAAAACAAAGCACTTAAACAGAATAGACACTTGCAAACGTGGACTTGAAAGAATTGAACAAGCTTATATCAAAGTATTAACCGAAATTTTAGCAGTATGATTGAAGTAGAATGTAAACAATGCGAAGGCAAAGGTAGAATAGAAGTATCTACTGATTGCGACCAACCAGCTTGGAATTGTTGCGGAGGATGTACAGAAATAATTGAGTGTCCAGAATGCGAGGGTAGCGGAGAAATTGAAGAATGGGAATTATAACGTTTTGCGTATATGAGAAGTGGCACTTGCAGAATGTTAAGATTAAGCACAAAGGTTTCTGTGTCATTTCTTATATACGCTGTTATAAGCAGCCTTTATTAACTTAAATTAAAAACAAAATGAGAAATTTTAAAACAAAAATCGAAGGACACGAAGAAGAATTTGACTTTGAATGTTACGAAAATACAGAACCAATAGAAATTGGAGATAAATACATTTTCTTTTTTGGTGGCATTGTCGATGTTCAAGTATGTGATTCTGAAAATATCAAAGAAGAAATAAACAAAAATGATAGAGTTAAAGACCACACCAAAATAGATTTGGTTACTGGATTTTGGCGAAATTGTTTTAAAATTAAGTCAACCAATTTTGACCTTAGCACGGTTTCGTAAGGTTGCTTATAACAGTCGTATAGGCGATGCGCTAGTGTCGCTTATACTTTGTTAGAAGTATTAATTTAAAAAACTAAAAAGAATGGAACAAACGGCGGTAGAATATGCAATACAAGAAATTGAAAAATTAGCTGGTATTAAAATATCAAGAGATGAAGATTGTGTTATAAAAGCCAAAGAAATGTTTGAGCAACAAATAAAAGATGCTTATCAAACAAGCCACATCTCAATGATGACAGCAAATCAATATTATAACGAAAAATTTAAAAATAAATAAGATGCAAATAGACAGAATAGTACTAAACGTAATTAAGAAGTTTGAAAAACGTGCAGACGATGGTTTAAAGAAGTACGGAGTAACACTCGAAAGAACCGATTTAAGCACGTTAGATTGGATTGAACACGCACAAGATGAGTTAATGGATGGTATACTTTATTTAGAACGATTAAAACAAGAAAAAAAATGAGTATCACAAACGATTTATGCAAAGAATTAATTAAAGGCACTAAATACAGATTTCTTGATAAAAACAACATAAGTTGGAGGTGGGTAGATAGTGAATGGATTGGTAAACGCAGTGTATGGACTTTTGACTTTAGAGCCTGTTGGTTAGAAGAAACAACTTCAGAAAATGTTAAAAAATGGTGGTGCGGAAAAGAATCAGATTATAATGAAATATTTAAAAAACAAGAACAATGAAAATAGAAAACGTAAAAGAAGTAATTGAAAGATACCAATTAGCAACACCAAACAGAGCAAGAGTTTTAGTATATATCCGTTCGATAATGTACACGCAACTTAGAAATAACAAATGGACTTTGGCACAAATAGGTAAACTATTTAATAAAAACCACGCAACGATCTTGCACGGATTGAGATGTTACACTACAAATATAAAGTATCAAGATTTTCAAGAACTAAACACACGAATTGAGCAAGAGCTGAATTTAGCCATTTGCGATATTGAGCCAGAGTCAAAATTGCAGTTAACAGAAATTGAATTGGATATTTTAGACGCTAATAACATCCATCAGTTTTGGGAGGTAAAAAATAAATTGATTAAAAAATTATCAATTAAATAAAAATGTTTATATTTGCATATATTATTAACAATTAAAAACTAAGAAAATGAAAAATTTATTTAAAGCATTAGCAGAATTTCAACAAGAAGTTCCAGTGATTCACAAAGCAACACAAGGTTATGGTTACACCTTTGCAGATTTGCCTAAAATCTTTAGCGTAATTAACCCACTATTAAAAAAGCACGGATTGGGATTTACGCAATTAATAGAAAATGAGAATTTAACTACTATTTTGTTTCACGTTGAAACTGGAGAAACAATTGAAAGTAAAATGGCATTGCTTAAAGATGTATCGCTTAAAGGGATGAATGAGTTTCAGGTATATGGTTCGCAATTAACTTACTTTAGACGTTACGCATTGAGTTCTATTTTAGGTATCGTTACAGACAAAGATACGGATGCTGGAGGCGAACAAGTAAAGAAAGTTAAAACAATCACAGATGAACGTTTTAACAAAGCAATTGAAGCAATAGGAAAAGGACTTGCTAAAAAAGAAGATTTATTGCAATTTGAATTAACAGAATCACAAAAATTAACATTTGCAACGCTATGAGTTTACTATTCAGATGTTCACAACTCGGCTCTCTGATGACTGACGCAAGAAATAAAAGCGAGGTTTTGTCTGCTACTGCAAAGACGCTTATCGAAGATATGTTTAGAGAGAAAGAACTCGGAATCTACAAAGAATTTAGTTCACGCTATACCGACAAAGGAAATCAAAATGAAGACTTAGCAATTGAGTTAGCAAGTGAAGTATTAGACTGGAATTGGATTCTAAAAAACGAAGACAAGTTTAAGAATGATTACATTGTAGGTACACCAGATTTAGTTAATGATACTTTATTAGCTGATATAAAATGCTCTTGGTCTGCAAGTACTTTTCCGATGTTTGACGATGTGCTTAAAAATAAAAATTACTACTGGCAACTTATCGGATATATGTGGCTTACAGGACACAAACAAGCGGAGTTAGTATATTGTTTAACAGATACACCATTTCAAATTGTAGAAAGCGAAGTAAGAAAAGAACATTGGAAGTTATGTTTAATTGATGAAGACCCTCTTGTACGTGAGGCAGTAGAAAGCTTACATAGCTTTGAGCATATACCTAAAAATTTACGAGTTAAAAGATTTATAGTTGAATACAACGAAGCGGACATTGAAAAATTAAAGCAAAGAAT